CCCCTCACGGGGGTACCACTCGAGGAACGTTATAACGCCTTGGGTCGGCACGAAAGTGCGGATCCTTCAGGTGCTATATCGGTCTACTTTCATTGTTACACATGGCGGTTTTCTCATAGGACATCAATCTCCCATGAGCTTACCTCACCCTCTGTGTTTTCGATTTAGTAGATCCTCGTCTTGCTACTAACGGTCGAGGCCGCAAGAGCTCTCTGGCGAAAGCCAGCATCTCTACGGTCAGATAACTGCTTACCCTCTTACAAGAGGGGACCTCTACCGATGTACTAGGACTTGTGGATGCTATGGAGTAAACCATGGTTTCTGCTCGAGTGATATGGCGTTATTGCCACCTCTTGCGTGCAGGGTTTTCTTGCACGTAGATGCTTGAATAGGAGCCAATAAATGAGATTCCGGACTTCTGGTCAGTTTAACCCGGTTGATGTGACGTACAGTAACCTCAACACACCGACTTGGGATGGCGTTAATCATGGCCATACCGACGTTGTTGTGGTGAATACTGTATCGAACGCGACCGGGCAGACGATCAGAACCTGGGATGTGGTAACGCCCAACTATCGCAAGCGTATTGCAAAAGGTGAGATAATCATCAATGCATACACTAACGAACGGATCTCTCTTTTCGATTCAGGTAACGGCATTCGGACACGGGCTAACAACCCAAATCCGGATGGCAGCTACTTGATAAATCAGAGGGATGGGCCGCAACTCACTTGGATGATGAATGTTGCTAACCGGAACCTTACGGTTCTGGAGCTTATTCAGCCGAGTGAGGTCCACCGACTTATGACTCTGGCAGGAACTAGGGCTCGAGCGAATGTCGGAAAAGCAGATGCCGAACTTTTGGTTATGCTTGCCGAACTTCGTAAGACCTTCGTAACCTTGCTCAATCCCCTTAATAATCTCAACAGGCTCTTAACGAACCTGCAGAGACTTAAGGGTCAGGCGTCTAAGTCGCTCTCACTAGCCCAATATATGGCTAGCGAATGGCTCAAGTATAGGTACGGCATTATGCCAATCTTATACGATATTCAAGGCATCATTCAAGCCCTGGAGAGAGACGTTGGTAAGGGGATTCGAGTTGCTCGTGGCTCAGAAAGTCTGAGTCTAGAGCGGCTTGATCCTCCTGCTATATGGGCACATGGAGATGTCGATACGACATACCTGGACACGTATACTGATCTCGTTGAGATCAGGGCGGGTCTAGTGTACTCTGCTGAGCTTAAGGTGAGAGACTTCTTAGGTGTGAACCTTCGAAGCATCCCATCCGTTGGCTGGGAGTTAATCCCGTTCAGCTTTGTTGTCGATTGGCTCTTCAATGTCCAGCAGTTTATCGCTGCTCTCTCTTCTAACGGACTTGTGGACGAGAAAGGGGGCTATCTGGTGACCACGAGGACAAAAACTGCCTCTCGTGCCGCCATTGGCTCCACTATCGCTCGCAACCCGACTGCCTCTACCCTCGAACGAGGGATTGGCGGAACTAGGACAATCATTGAGCGTATTAAAACACGCATCACTGGTTGTCCGGGCGCGGGTCTACGATCCAAAATCGACTTGTCCCTCTTCAATTGGAGAGATAAGCGGGTCATAGACGCGTTCAGTTTGGTCATGCAGAAGCTGAGATGAAATACCTCATCCCTGCCTTTCCAAGCTGATAAATCACGAGTTGGGGATTTTCCTCTTCTCGTAACTAGTTCACTCGGGAGTACTTCCCTATGGCTTTGTCAATCAACGCCAAATCCTATGCATCCGACTCCGTCGGACCTAACCTCGTCAGTTATGCGGGGCCGAACCACACCAGTTCGATCAACGACAAGTTTGCCGTTGGTCGGACCGTGGCCAAGCCGACCGCAACGTTTTCTGGCGTTGTCAGGTCCGATGGGAAGTTGACGCGGACGCTCACCCTCACGGGTGCCCTCACCCCATCGGCACAGGCGATCTTTGAATTTAAGACGTCTGTACCGGTTGGTGCAGCGGGGGCGGACATCGACACCGCTCTGAACGATCTCGGGGCTTTCATCGCCTCGGCAACGTACAAGGATATCGTCAAGAAGTCCGCGATCAATTTTTGACCGCGGGTGGCTTCTGATGGACGTCCTAAGCGCGTTGGGAGTCGAAGTTTCCAGGGCGAAAGAAAATCGTCTTGGACGCTCCGTCTTCTTCGTTCGTTTGGCATCCATTTACTCAGGCGTGATACTCGGCGTGATGTTAATGCTTGGCTTGAGGCTCTACGAATTCTTACAGGCCTCTGTATCGGGCTTCTAGCTACCGCTCTTAGCGTCCTCGTGTCAATTAACACGTGGGCGCCTGGGGCTATAGCTGTAATGAAGACCCTTTTCAGAGTACCCTAAGAGGTTCGCGCCTTAGGCTCGGTGTTTCTTTCGTGCCGAGAAGATCGCGTTTGTTGTGGATGCCTCCCTGGAGATCATAATGAAATCCATGAGAGTGGAACGGTGGCACTGTGAGTCATCGCTCTACGCGAATCGCCAAGAGAGTTATCTCAAGGTTATTCGCATAGTGTTGGACTCCAACGTCGAGCTTGAACCCTATAAAGAAAAGGTCCTGGGTTATCTCAGGTCCCGATCCTATGGGCTATTGCTCGATTTTGCTGACTCTTTAGGAGATGCGGAGCATTCCTCTGCTGCACAGCAATATGCAGCGAGTCAGTTAGCAGCTTTGATCAAGAAGTACCCTTTCAGCTTTCCGATCGCTGGAGTTGATCCCAGTAAGTCGGCGCTGAAGAAATTCCATGAGGCCGAAAGGCTCTGTGGAAGGTACAATCTTGTATACGCCCTAGAGCGAAAGCTCGGCAGGCGTAGGGCCTCCTTTATGCGCGATGAAATGCGCAGGTGGATTCGTGCTGTGATCGGAGAAAAACCCGATTACGCGCGTATTTGGCCCCTTTGCGGCTTTGGTCCTGGAGCGAGCGTTGGTGTGAGTGGTAATGCTACCCACTTGGCTCGTAAGTTTCTTGAACCAAGTTGGTCCGTCACGCCGTCGGCTCTACCTTATGCACTCGCAGCCTTGAGGGGAGACCCTCTTGTCTGGGAACTTGTCCTCCGTAAGGAGGGGGTTCCTCAATATTGCCACGATCCTTTCGAATTTGAGAGGCTCGTAAGGCAGAGAGTGCACTTGGTACACTATAACAAGATAACGCTTGTGCCCAAGACCGCGAAGGTCCATCGGACTATCGCGATCGAGCCATTGCTGAACGGCTATGTACAGAAGGGTATAGACGAATTTCTTCGTCGACGCCTCTTCCGTTATGGGATTGATCTAAAAGATCAGTCCCGGAATCAACGTCTTGCCAAACTCGGCTCGCTCGTTGACACAGCCCCGTTCGCCACGATAGACCTGTCCAACGCTAGTGATCTTATATCACTGGAGCTGGCTAGGGATATCCTACCCCCTGACTGGTTCGAGCTGCTAAACTCGACCCGGTCACCTTGCTACGAGCTTGAAGGGACGATTACTCGTTACAACAAGTTCGTGTCAATGGGGAATGGCTTCTGTTTTCCGCTCGAGACACTTATTTTTTCTAGTGTCTGTGCTGCTGTGTACAACCGTCATAACCGTGGACTTGATTTTTCTGTCTACGGGGACGACATAATTGTACGCAGCGACCTAGCAGGAGAGGTAATCCAAAACCTCCGTCTGATAGGTTTTCGGCACAACCCGGCGAAGACCTTCACAAAGGGTCCTTTTCGGGAATCGTGCGGTGCAGATTGGTTTAATGGTGAGGATGTACGTCCCGTCACCCTTGATTACGAGCTCGATTCTTTGAGCAATGTGATCAAGTTCCATAACTTGACACTTCGAAGGGAGAGGGCTGTTGCCTTCTTCCAAGAGGTCCGCGATTTTCTTCGCGAGCTGATTCCACACCGCGTGCGGTACTGCCGGCCCTGTGAAGGGCAGGTGGATACCGCGTTTGAGGTGGAGCCAGATCAATTTATGGCCAGCAAGTTCGCGACTTGGAACCGAAGAACTTGGTCCTGGTCGTGGACTGAACTGGTCTCGATCGCTATTAGTGATAATAGCTTTCGAGAGAAGCACGGATGGAGTACCGTGCTGATGATGGCTGCGTTACGAGGCTCTGCCTCCGATGCGCCGTTCACCAAGCGTAGAAATACGCGCACAAGGGTGAGACAAGTGTCTCATCATGGCGGTCGTTCTACATGGCTGCCGTCGCCGACTAGGTCTGTTGATTCCTAGCGGTTTCGCCTATCCCGTCCACGCGTGATGCGTCGACGATAAGGG